ATCTATATAAATTTGACAGATTCCTCTCAAAGATGTATAATGATATTAACGTCATAGATCTTAAAATTATAGAATCCAACGATTTAGATTCCGGAATAATTGAAGAAGTTGATTCAAGCGATGATACCTCTTCCCTGATTTCTAAGTACATAGAATCCATTTCGATAAATGGAATTGAGAATGATGATCTTTCGAATAGAATGCATGAGTTGTATGTTGAGGCAAGTAATATAGAATGATTAAATTTAAACGAATAAAATGGAAAAATTTATTATCTACGGGTAATGAGTTCCAAGAGATTGATTTCGAAGCTCATCATAGAACTATGATTATTGGTAAAAATGGTCATGGTAAATCTACATTGATTGATGCTCTCACATTTGGGTTGTATGGTAAGCCATTTCGATCTGTTAAAAAGGATAATCTTGTTAATTCAATTAATAAAAAGGATCTTGAGGTACATATTCGATTTGATGTAGGTAGTTCAAAATACAATATTATTCGTGCCATAAAGCCTAACAAATTTGAAATCTACAAGGATTCTGTTCTTATAAATCAAGATGCTAAGATTAGGGATTATCAAAAGTTCCTTGAACGTAATATCCTTAAAATGAATTATCAAGCATTTACACAGGTTGTTGTTCTTGGATCAAGTTCCTATGTTCCGTTTATGAGGCTATCAACATCCAGAAGAAGGGAGGTTGTTGAAGAATTATTAGATATAAAAATATTCAGTCTTATGAATTTACTTCTCAAGATTAACATTCGTAAAACACTCGAGGATCATAAAGAACTCAGTAACGGTGTTAATCTTCTAAATGAAACGATTAAAATGAATGTTCTTTCCCTTAAATCGTTAAAAAAACGTGCCAAGGTTAATGATGATAAAAATAACAAGAGAATCGAGGATAATAATTCTAAAATTGAAGAATTAAATTATGACATTGTGAGACTTGAGTCTATTAATTCTAAACTTCATAATTCTATTGGGAATGTTGTGGATGTACAAAAACATAACAAAAAACTCTCTGTTCTTCATGGGCAACTTAAAAGCAAACTTAGATCTGTGGATAAATCTATAGATTTTTATTCTGATAATGATTCTTGTCCAGAATGTGAACAGGATATCAGTAGAACATTTAAAGATTTTATGTTCACGACTCAGGGCAATTTAAAGAATGAAATCTCTACTGCCCTAAATGAATTATCATCTAGATTAAAAACGACACAATCTAAACTCGACAATATCATATCAATTGATATGGATGTAATACATAATGAATCCCTCATCAAAACAAATAATGCTATGATACAATCCCTCATGTTGAATAACTCTGAGATCGAAAGGGATATATTAATTGATGAGAATGGAAATACTGAAATCTCAGAATTAAAAGAATCTATAAAGTCTAAAAACTCCACTCTCACCAAAATAAAAGATAAATTACAGGTATCTATTCAGGATAAAGAATATATGGCTGTAATGAAGAATCTTCTTTCGGATGAGGGAGTCAAGGCTTCCATTATTAAGAAGTATGTTCCCTTAATAAATAAAACAATAAATAGTTATCTATCGAGTATGGAATTTCATGCAAGATTTGAACTTGATGAGGAATTCAATGAATCTATCTTTTCAAGATACATAGATAAGTTTAATTATGATAATTTCTCAGAGGGAGAAAAACAAAGAATTGATCTTGCATTATTATTCACTTGGCGTAAGATTGCTAAAATGAAAAATTCAGGGAATACTAATCTCCTGATAATAGATGAGATATTTGATTCTTCTCTTGATGATAATGGTACGGAAGAGTTTATGAAAATCCTTTATACGTTAGAAAATGAAAATGTATTTGTCATATCCCATAAAAATCATATGGCAGAAAGGTTTGATGAAGTAATAAAATTTAAAAAAACTGGTAACTTTAGTAGGAGAGTATAAGTTGATAGAATATGTTGCATATGGAATTGTTATTGCTTTAGCGGTAAAATTTTCTTATTCCGCAGGAGCCAAGGCGGGATTAGAGTTCGGGGTTAATTATTGTTTAGATAATCTCCACGAATCAAATATCATTGATTTCAAAGTCGATAAAGACGGTAACGAAATTATAGTGAGGGTTGTTAAGAATGGAAAAGATAATAAAGGTTAAAATTGAAATACCTATGGCATCAGACCCCATTAAATATGAGGTCGATCAAGAAACTGGAGATATTTATTTAGATAGATTTATTGACACCGCAATGTATTACCCCGCTAATTATGGATTTATGCCAGATACATTAGCACCAGATGGTGATCCATTAGATGTATTGGTTTTGAGTCCGTATCCCCTCTTATCTGGGTGTATTGCTAGGTGTAGGGTGATAGGTGTTCTCAGAATGGTTGATGAGGAAGGTGAGGATCATAAAATATTAACTGTACCAATTGGTGATTATTATGCTGATTATAACGATCTTGAAGATATTCCGAGAAGATTATTGTCGTGCATTAGACATTTTTTTGAACATTATAAAGATCTAGATAGAGATAAATGGGTTAATGTTATTGGATGGGAGGATGGAGACTCTGCAAGAAAAGTAATTAAAAAATATGATAATATAAATCCTTATACAAAATGATAGGGGGAAAGCATGATAATATATGATGATACAGTTGATGCATTTAATAAATCTACATTTGAATCTATAACCCCTTGGGTATGTGAACGATTAGGAATACCAGATGAGATAGATATCTGTTTTTTTATTGACGATCTGTCTAATAAATCTGACGTAGCAGAAGGACCACTTCGAGGATATACAATATGTGATCCTTCCAATAGAGGTTACTATGACATCTATATTGATAATGATATGCACAGGAACGGGATAATTTCTACCATAATACATGAGATGGTTCATGTATATCAATATATAAATTACAGAGACCTCGATGAAGAGTATGCATATTCTTCTGAATATGTATTGTATTACGATTTTATGGTTGAGCTTAACGAGGTGTAAAATGAAAATCGGTTTAATTAAAGAAATAAAAGACAATGAAAATAGAGTAGCAATAACTCCGGAGGGGGTTCGTGCATTAGTTAATGTGGGTCATTCGGTATGCGTAACATTTGAAGCTGGGGTTGGTTCTGGTTATTCTGACGACGATTATATAGCTGCTGGTGCGACTGTATGCCATGACTTTTATGCATGGGATTCAGATCTTGTGGTTAAGGTCAAAGAACCTCTCGAGGAAGAATACAAATATTTTAATGGGCAAATAATATTTACTTATCTTCATCTCTCTGGTGTAGATAAAAATCTCACACTCAAATTATTATCCACCAATACCACCGCCATAGCATATGAGTCTGTTGCGGATGAGCATGGAAATCTTCCTCTCTTATCACCAATGTCAGCAATTGCTGGTAATATGGCTATTACCATTGGTTCTTATTATCTTCAATATGCAGGGGATCTCAGAGGTTCGGGTGTACAACTTGGAGATATTAACGGTAATACTTCTGGTAATGTAGTTGTTGTGGGAGATGGGGTTGTTGGAAGACATGCTGCCAAAATGGCTTCGGGTATGGGTTCTAATGTTGTGCTTCTTGGTCTTGATATCGAATGTCAAAAATATTTCGGTGATGGAAGTGATGTAATATATAGAAAATCAAATAAAGAAAATTTAGAGTATTACATTAAAGATGCAGATTTGGTTGTTGGTGCAGTTTCAATACCGGGAATGAAAGCTCCAGTTATTGTTACAGAAGATATGGTAAAATCCATGAGGAATGGGTCGGTTATTGTTGACGTTTCTATAGATCAGGGTGGATGTATTGAAACTTCTCGTATGAGAACTCACAAACACCCAATTTATTCTAAACACGGGGTCATTCATTATTGTGTATCTAATATGCCTGGTACATATCCAAGATCTGCTACAGATATATTGACCGAATCGACATTACCATATATAACAAGGTTAGCTAGTACTGGTATTGATGAATTAGATTTAAATTTTAAAAAGGGGGTTTATGTGCATGGTGGTAAAATAACTAATTTAAATGTTGCGGAATCATTGGAGTTGGTGGAATATTATGAGTAAATCAGTTAACATATCAATTACTGGTGCTGCTGGTAGAATTGGATATGCCTTAGTGTTTCGACTTGCCAATGGGGATTTATTTGGAGAAGATGTAAAGGTTAATCTTAAACTCCTAGAAGTTCCATCGGCAATGAAAACCTTACACGGTATACAAATGGAACTTGATGATTGTAATTTTCCAACATTGGGGGATGTGGTTATCACCGATGATCCGGAAGTTGCATTTGGAGATGCTGAATATGTGTTTATGATGGGTGCCAAACCCAGACTAAAGGGAATGGAACGATCTGACCTTCTACAAGATAATGCGAAGATATTTGCTTCTCATGGACGTATTCTTGGTAAGGTTGCATCAAAAGGTGTTAAGGTGTTAATTGCTGGTAATCCAAGCAACACCAATACCCTTGTAGCCCTATCTAATGCAGTTGGATTGAATTCAACCAATTTCAGTGGGATGATGCAACTCGATGTTAATCGTGCTAAGGCTATTGTATCCAAATATTGTGGAGCTCCTCACGATACAATTAACGATATCATTATATGGGGTAATCATTCCCCGACATTATATCCGGATTTAAATCATGCACAAGTTAAAGGATTTAAGGCGATGGATGTTATTGAGAATGATTGGTATGTTAAAGATTATATACCTTCTGTACAAAATAGAGGTGCTTCTGTCATTGAATGGCTTGGCGTGTCGTCTGCCGCCTCTGCCGCTAATGCTGCAATTCAACAAATGAAAATTTGGTCGGGTAAGGGTGGTTCACAACTCTGGGAATCAATGGCGGTATTATCATCTGGGCAATATAGTATTGAATCAGATTTAATATTTTCGTTTCCTGTTTATCACGCAAGGGGAAAACTCTTTGTTGTTGATGATCTCGAGATTGACGAATATTCTGGGTCAATGCTAAGATTAACTGAGTCTGAACTAATATCAGAGAGAGATGAAATTAGGCATTTACTATGAAGAAACAAAAGTTATATATTTTGAGGTTAAATAAATCCACATTCTTATCGAATATGATAATCACATTACCCTTTATTGCTTGGTGGGTTCTTGGATATTATATTCAGCAATGAGGATAATGCCAGATAAAACTAACCTCGAGGTTTTGGTTTTATTCGCATCAGAAGTAACATTCCTAGAAGCAGTCAGTTATATACTGTTGCTTCCTGTTATGATTATTGCAGCTTTATATATATTGTATAAAACTATATTAAACAAATAAGAGACTTGATATGAAAAAATTTATGTTATTATTATCCGTCTTATTTTTGGTTGGATGTTCCGAATCCAAAAATAAGTATGAAGAAGAGGTATTCAGATTATTTGAGAATGAGCAGGATCTCGTAGATTATTCAATCGACCCGAGATCGTTCTCTGAATGTGTTGTTGAGGTGTCTGGGAAGAACATGCCCGGCTTATTTAAATTTGATCCTCAACGTACAGATTATTATGAACTATATTCGGATTTAGTTAGATTTAAAACACTTACATCCAACTATTCTTCTACATTCAATAAAGAACTTCATACTATGGAAGAACTTACCCCCAAGGATTTGTGGTTTAAATTAAAGCGTGAATTTGGACAGAAGGGATTGAGCGATGCTCATAGAAATTTTAGTGAGTCGGTATTAGTTTGTATGGAATCGTTTGTTTCGAGAAGAGATGTCCCAGCGTTTGATTTGTTAGGGGTGTGATGATGATTCTATATAATGATGATTGTATTGATAGAATGAAACAGATGATAGAAGATGGTGTGCAAGTTGATTCAATTGTTACGGATCCTCCATATGAGTTAGGATTTATGGGGAAACAATGGGATGATACTGGTATAGCATTTTCTAAAGAAACATGGGAATTGACATTAAAGTTATTGAAACCCGGTGGTCATTTACTTGCATTTTCTGGTTCTAGAACCTATCATAGAATGGCAGTTGCTATTGAGGACGCAGGGTTTGAGATACGAGATCAGATTATGTGGTTATATGGTTCTGGATTTCCAAAGAGTTTGAATATCGGAAAGGCGATTGATAAGAAACTTGATAATGATAGAGAAGATTTAGGTAATTATAAAACACCAGATGGTAATCAAGAATTATCCACTTATAATAATTGGAAAGATGGTGAAGAACAAGAAAGAAGAACACCAAAAATTACAAAAGGTAATTCGGAATATGAGGGGTGGGGAACCGCACTCAAACCTGCACATGAACCTGTTGTTATGGCTAGGAAACCATTATCAGAAAAGACTGTGGCATCAAATGTTCTGAAGCATGGAACTGGTGGAATTAATATTGATGGTTGTAGAGTGGGATTATCAGAGGGTGATGATTCAAGATTAGGTGGTAAAGGAACTTGGAAAACCGACAAGATGGCAAAAGATGTTTATGTTGGTGGATATGCTGGAGAAAAAACAGGATCAAGTGAGTTAGGTAGATTCCCATCAAATGTAATGCATGATGGTTCTGATGCGGTGAAAGAGGTATTTCCAAAACGGAAAACAACTAATCGTAAATCTCGACCCGATGATAATGTATTTACTAATGAAAACTCAGGTATGAAACAGGAAGTAAATCATTATGCTGATGCAGACCCAAGAGGTAGATTTCCAGCAAATGTAATGCACGATGGTTCTGATGTTGTGAAAGAGGTATTTCCAACAACATCTAAACACGGAAGTGTTAATCACAGCACCAATCCAAAAACCCATACTGACAGTATGGGTAAGTTTAATGAAACAACATCGTTTGTTGCTTATGATGATGAGGGTTCAGCTGCAAGATATTTCTATTCGCCAAAGGTGTCTAAGAAAGAAAGAAATCAGGGTTGTGATGGAATGCCTATCAAAAAGACATCAAGTATGTCTGGTAGACGAGATCCACATGAAATGGATAAATCAAAGATAGATAATGATGTTACTGGAAGATTTGTAACAGAACGAAAGAATGTACATCCAACGGTTAAACCTGTAGAGTTAATGAAATATTTATGTAGAATGGTTACACCGAAAGACGGTACTGTTTTAGACCCATTTATGGGTTCTGGTTCTACTGGTATGGCTGCTAAATATGAAGAATTTGATTTTATTGGTATTGAGAGAGAGAAAGAGTATTTTGAGATTGCAACATTAAGAATAGATTCGGTTGAGGTTCCATCAACTTTGGAAAAGTTTTTATAAAGACATTGGGGTGTGATATGGAAATAAAAATATTAAAATCAAAAATACATGGTGCAATAGTCACTGAATGCGACATTAATTATGAGGGATCTTGTGGGATTTCTAATGATATATTGGAGAAGGCGAATATATTACCATATCAGCAAATTGAAATATACAACATCACCAACGGTAATAGGTTTACAACATACGCAATTCCCGACGAAAGATCATTTACAATTTCGGTTAATGGTGCTGCTGCACGAATGTGTGATGTGAATGATGAAGTTATAATAGTTGCCTATGGTAGCGTTACATGGGTTCGTCATCTTGAATTAACAGAACTTGGATATAAACCAACTGTAGTCACTTTCCTTGATACCTCTGATCCCGTTAACCAGATGGCATATGGGGAAAAATGGTACGATAATGCAAGTCAGGTAGGAAAACTACCACCTCGGCAGACTTGGCCGTACAAGGGTGAGGTTACGATTGAATCGCTAACGTGTGTGACCGAAACAGATGATATACACCCATCAAAGAACAAATATCCGTGGGATATTTAAATGAAAATAAATGAAAATAAACCTTGACATTTCCATAAAAATAATGGTATAATATACGCATAGGTTAGGAAATCGTTGAGGTAAACACATTATGAGTGAAGTGAATAGAGAAGTAATTGAGAATGTTCTTAACAAGATGGCATGTGATTATGCTACTTGGGCGCAAAGAGCACAAGAAATCGCCAAATATGAACACAATAAAGACAAGGTGTGGGCTCATTGGTACGATGAATACAAAATTAAAACCGAATTCAAGATAGGAAGAAAATACGTCAAACTGATGCACAATAATTCAGCAGTTGGATTTATTGTCATTTCCAAAAAAGATAAGATGTTTGAGTATGGAGATTTGTTAATGGCTGCGTCTTGGTCTGCTCCAGCACGAAACTTCCCGAGAGGAAACGCATTAACCAATATGCCCAAATCAATCAATTGGACTGGAATTTAATTGAAAATAAATGAAAATAGTTCTTGACTTTCCGACCATAGTATGAGATAATTATACTGTGGTTGGGAATAAGGAGATAAAAAATGTTAGTTCTATTGAGTTTGATTATAATTACCACCCTTCTTATTTTAATGATAAGATTTTTGAGAACTATAAAAAGTGTTGAACTAACGGCAAACGATGTTGTTCTAGTCAACCACGAACCGTGGGAGTTTTTGTAAATAATTGGAGAAAAACATTGACATTTGAGTTGAAATATTTTATAATGTAACTATAAATTGATAAAGAGGTATTATATATTATGAATAAAGTTGAAAAGGTAACAGATTATCTTTTATCGGAAAATCCAGAGAAAACAGAATATACATTGAAAGAATTGAAAGCTACTGCCTTGAAAGTTGGTTATTCTGACGGACAAGGTGTTAATAAAGGATTAAATAAAGTTGGTTACGGTGTTTATGATATCACCGGTGTTATTGTTCCACTTCCTCTTCAAAAAAGAAAGGAAATGGATAACGTTGTTGAAAAAACTCTGGTTCGTGAAGTAAGAAAAACTGTTTTTGTTGATGAATATAAACCATCTTATGTGCCTGAAGTTGACAAGAACTTTGTCAAATGGGGTGCTTATAAAGATGTATTAAAGATCATCAAATCCGAATTCTTCTACCCTATCTTTGTTACTGGTCTTTCTGGTAACGGTAAAACGATGATGGTAGAACAAGCTGCGGCTAATGCAAAACGTGAATTCATTCGTGTTCAGATTTCACCAGAAACAGATCAAGATGATTTGATTGGTGGTTTCCGTCTTGTAGATGGTGAAACCGTCTTTGAAAAAGGTCCAGTTGTAAAGGCTATGGAACTTGGTGCCATTCTCTTGATTGATGAGATTGACCGTGGTTCTAATAAGATTATGGCACTTCAAGGTGTTCTTGAGGGTAAGCCAATCGTTATTAAAAAAACTGGTGAGTTGATTGAACCCAAACCTGGTTTTAACGTTATTGCTACTGCGAATACAAAAGGTCAAGGTTCTGAGTCTGGTAAGTTCTCTGCTGCAACCATCATTGATGAAGCGTTCTTAGAGAGATTTACTATCACAATTGAACAACCATTTGCTCCTGTTGTTACTGAAGAAAAGATCCTAATGAACCACATGAAAGCGTTTGGTAAGGTTGATGAAGAGTTTGCCAAGTTGTTAGTGTCATGGGCAGATGGTATTCGTAAAACGTTCTATGATGATGGTGTTGATGATGTTATTTCGACTCGTCGTTTAGGTCACATTGTTCAGACTTATTCAATCTTTGAAGATCGTATGAAGTCAATCGATTTGGCTATCTCTCGTTTTGATGAGGATACTAAAAACACATTCAAAGAGTTATACACAAAGTTTGATGCCAATGCTAATGCGGTTGATCCCCTTTCTGAAGAACAGAAATCATCTGATTATTATGATGATGTATCATTAACATAAAGGATTGAAATTTGAATTATAAAAGAAAAAAAGCAAGACGTAATGTAAGATGTACACTTTGCACAGATCTTAGATGGCTTGGCAATAACCAAGGAAGGCGGAAACATTCAGACTCGAGAAATATGGGTCTGATGTCATCCAAAAGGGTTGAGAATTACCGACATGGAATAGGAACAGAAGATATATGAGAAATTTATTATTAACATTTGTTTTCATGGTGTTATTAATGATGTATTTATTATTAACATTTACATATAGGTTTGTGTAAGTGTTATAAATAATACTGTAATTGCCGAAAGGGATTACACCGACCAATATTGGTCATTACAACTTGCTTAATAAGGAGCTACTATGTTAAACGAATTTACTAGACCACTTTTAGGATTTCCCTACAACCAATTCTCTGTTGGGATGGATAAGGTTTTTCATGAACTTGAAAACATTTCCAATCTAAATCAACCCAAATATCCTCCATATAATATCGTAGAAAAATCTGATGATATATATGTTATCGAACTGGCACTCGCTGGTTTCGCTAAAGATGAAATTCAGGTTGAATATTATGATTCAAATGTTATCATTAAATCTAAAGATCAACCAGAATTAAAAAACAATGAGAAATCTGTGGAATATCTCCATCGTGGTATATCGAAACGTAAATTTGAAAGAGTTTTTAAAGTTTCAGAAAATATAGAAATATCATCAGTTAAGATGGAAAATGGTATGTTATATATCGACCTTGAGAAAATCATACCAGAAAACAAAAAACGAAGAACTATGGATATTAAATAGAAATTAATCGCGCAATGGCGATGGGAAGATTATTATGAAATTATTGTTGTATATTGTATTATTTGTTGTGTTTATGAATTATTATACAGATTTTAAGAGGTGTTTGAATCATATTCCCGACATATCCTATTGCGCGACCTTTCCTTCGGGGAACGCCCATAGTTCTGATGGGCACACGCACGAATAAAGTTTACAATTATGTATTAATGTTATATAATTGAATTATATTTAAAAAGAGGTGAAATGTATGAATTTATCAAAAAAGACCCTTGAAGTCTTGAAAAACTTTGCAACTATCAATTCGAATTTTTATTATTCGGGTGAGGGGACAATTAAAACTATATCCCCAATGAAAAATATATTAGCGAATTCTACTATTGAAGAAGATCTTCCTGAGTTTGGTATATATGATTTATCAGAATTCCTTTCTGTTCTGTCTTTGTATAGATCCCCATGTATCAACTTCTCTGAGGATTACGTTGATATTTCTTGGGAAGAAAAGGCAAATACTGTAGTTCGTTTTCATTTTGCTGCAAAAAACATTTTAACTGTATCAGACAAAACAATTGATATTGAAGATTTTTTTGTATCTATCAAACTACCAAAGGATCTGTTATCCGATACTGTGAAATCTGCTGCTGTTCTTCAGTTGTCTGATATCGTTTTAAAATCCGATGGCATTACCACAACGTTTGGTGTTATTGATAAGAAAGATGGTAATAAAAATTCACATCTCACGGTAATTGACAATGTTGATTCAACTACAGAGTATGAATTTTATTTTAAGTATGAAAATCTTAAAATGATTCCAAATGATTACACCCTATCAATTTCGAAAGAGGGTATAGCTAAATTTGAAAGCGAGGATGTTACCTATTGGGTGGCAACGGAAAATTAATTGATATCATTATACACAAAAATATTATTATTAAGTGTTGGTACATTTGGGGGAGCTATAATAGTATGTCTTCTCTTTGGATACAATATCTATAGGTATTCAAATGGGAGAACATATTCGGCACCGAAATATACTGATACTAAAATAGAAAAATACAAGAACAAGGTAAACAAATGGAAACTCAAACCACGTAGGGGGAATACTATGATAAAATGGCCTTCCATGAACTCGGAAAATGTTAATATATGGAATTATGTGGTATCTATTCCAATGGTTCCGATAATAGTGGGAATAGCAATTCCATTAGCAATATATTATATGGTGATAGATTTAAAATAATATTATGAGGTGAGTGAATGAGTAATGATTTTTTATGGGTAGAAAAGTATAGACCAACGAAAATTTCTGAATGTATATTAGAAGAATCAACTTCTAAAATATTCGACGGGTTTATTAAAAATAAAGAAATACCACATCTTATGCTGACTGGTTCTGCTGGTATAGGCAAAACCACCATAGCTAAAATAATGTGTGCAGAAATTGAATCTGATTTCATAATGATTAATGCTTCGGATGAACGTGGTATTGATACAATCCGAAATAAAGTAAAACAATTCGCATCAACTAAATCCTTTTCTTCTGCGGGTAAGGTTATTATCCTTGATGAAGCGGATTCGATGACACCAGAAGCTCAAAAAGCTATTCGTGGAGTATTTGAGGAATTTTATAGGAACTGTAGATTTATACTGACATGTAATTATAAAAATAAACTCATTGAACCGATACATTCTAGATGTTCTGTAATTGATTTTTCGATTACACCATCGAATAAACCTACCTTAGCTCTTAAACTCTTGAATCGTGTTGAGTATATATTAACTACCGAATCGGTTAAGTATGATAAAGAAGTTCTGGTTCAACTCATAATGAAATTCTTTCCAGATTTCAGAAGACTTATCAATGAACTTCAAAGGTATTCAAGTGCTGGCGAAATAAACTCTGGTATTTTGTCAATGAATTCAATTCAAATTAACGAACTCATTGGGTTTCTTTCGAAGAAAGAATTTACCAATGTTAGAAAATGGGTTGTAGATAATATTGATAATGAAAGCGATGCTATCTATAGATTGGTTTATGATTCTCTTTATGATTATTTAAAACCGGCATCTATTCCAGAAGCAGTTGTTATCATAGCTGAATATCAATATAAGTCTGCATTTGTTGCTGATCCTGAGATTAATATTCTTGCAGCTCTAACAGAAATTATGATTAGATGTGAATTCAAATGAAATTAAAGTTATCAGATTTCCTTAATTCTATCAATTCCAATAAAACAGATTTGTCCGAGCATATTGACCAGTATTCTCCATTCATTATTAATAAATGTATGTCTGCACATATTGATACATTATTTTTTGCCAATGAATTGAATAGATTCCATTTTCTCGATAAAGATATTCAATATAAATATTACTTGAAGGTGATCAAAAAGAAAAAACGATTTGCACCGTGGTTGAAATCTGCAGAGGATGATAATATTTCTGCAATAAAAGAATATTATAATTATTCCGATAAAAAGGCTAAGGCTGTACTTGATTTGTTGTCTGTTGATCATCTCACTGAAATCAAAAAATCCTTATACAAGGGTGGAACTTGATTTTATAAATATCAATATTTTATAACGGACTAAATATTATGAGTGACATAGATTCATTATTAGAAATCTCTTTCGGACAAGCTGATGATTTTCTGAAAATTAAAGAGACATTGACAAGGATTGGTGTGGCATCTCGAAAAGATAATAAACTTTATCAGTCTTGCCATATCCTTCATAAACAAAATAAATATTACCTTGTTCATTTTAAGGAATTATTTAAACTTGATGGTAAACCTACCGATATATCCGATAACGATCTTGAAAGAAGAAATGCTATCGCTAAATTATTATCAGATTGGGGTCTCCTGAAAGTTAAACATGAGCTAGGAAACCTAGCACCAATGAACCAAATTAAGGTTATTTCTCACAAAGATAAAGATAAGTGGGAATTAATAGCGAAATACAATATAGGAGGAATTAAATGAGCGTTGAGATTTTAAGATTGAGAAGTGGTGAAGATATTTTATGTGATGTTATTACCGAGGTTGATGGTAAATATGTGGTGGAAAACCCCGCTGTGGTTATGCCAGTTGGTAGGAATGATGATGGTGCAATGCAAATGGCGTTATCTCCGTGGATGCCGTATTCAACAAATACAGAATTCACAATTCCTGAAGATTTTGTTGTAACCTCGGCCATCCCAACAGAAGATATCCTTTCTTCTTATTCAAACATGTATTCTAAAATATACGCACCAAAATCACAAATTCTGTCATAAAGTTTACAATTCACAGAATTTACTATATAATGTTACTATGATCTACAAATTGAGGGTTCTTCATGGATTGTTTTTATACAAATACCATTCAGCAAAATGGGATGATTTATACCAGAGGATATGATTCTGGTAAACAATATTTCCGAAAAATAAGATACAAACCATCTCTTTGGATTGAGGGAGAAGGATCGTATAGAGATCTGAGTGGAGAAAAGTCTTTAATAAAAAAAGAATTTAAAACCATTAAGAAATCCCGTGAATATTTTAATCAATTCAAAGATGTCTTTGATATATATGGAGAGTTTCCAAATCAGTACAAATATATAGCTGAGAATTGGGTAGATGATATCGAATTTAATGCCGAAGATATTCGTGTACTCAATTTCGATATTGAAACTATGGCACCACCCGAGGGTGGGTTTCCATATCCAGAAAAGGCTAATGGTGAAATCAATGCCATTACCATAGAATATGATAATAATTATTTCACATTTGGTACGGGTGATTATACATCGAAAAGAGACAATTCTAAATACATTAAATGCCTCAATGAAGTCGATCTCCTAACAAAATTTGTAAATCTTTGGGAATTTATTTCTCCCGATGCTATAACTGGATGGAACATTGAATTCTTTGATGTTCCTTATATTGTTAACAGAATATCAAAAATTATTTCTCATGATTTTGCCCAAAAATTAAGTCCGTGGGGTATTGTTCGTGAGAAAAATCGCACCACATCTTTCGGTAGAGAACAACAGACATATGATATACTTGGCATATCCAATCTAGATTATGTCTCCCTTTATAAAAAATTTACATTCGTAACTCGAGAATCATATTCTCTCAATAACATATCATTTGAAGAACTAGAGGAAAAGAAACTCGATTATTCTGAATATGAAAACCTTTTTAATCTGTATGAGAAAAATTATGAACTCTTTATAGATTATAATATAAAGGATACTGAGCTAGTCAGAAGGCTTGATGACAAACTCAAACTTCTGGATCTGGTTTATATGATGACATATAAAGCTAAATCTAATTATGTGGATGTTCTTGGAACGTTAAGGGTTTGGGATGTCATATGTTATAATCATCTTATAAAGAAAAATATTGTTGTTGGATCTAATAAGGAATCTGAGTTCCGTGATTTTGTTGGTGGGTATGTTAAAGAAACTCAAACAGGTAGGCATAAATGGGTAATGTCGTTTGACCTTGCTTCATTGTATCCTCATCTGATTATGCAGTATAATATTTCACCCGAAACCATTCGATCCCGTATTCCTAATGTGTCAATTGATTCTATGTTGGATAAAACCAACGTATTTGATTTAACAAATTACACTATAACCCCAAATGGAATGACATATTCTACTAAAACAAGGGGATTTATTCCAGAATTAATGGATCATTATTTCTCTTCAAGGAAAATTGTGAAGACTAAAATGATTCAGGCTCAAAAAGATGGAAATAAAGATCTAGAAGAGAAACTTTATGCTGAGCAAATGGCTCTTAAAATTCTTCTCAATTCCTTGTATGGAGCTCTAGGGAATAAATATTTCCGTCATTTTGATGTCAATATGGCAGAATCGATTACAATGTCTGGTCAATTAAGTATTAGATGGATAGAACGTGAGATTAATAAATACATGAATCATATCATGAAAACTGATGATGCAGATTATGTAATTGCTTCTGATACTGATTCCGTATATGTATCATTTGAATCTCTTATGGATAAACTTATATGGAGACCAAATCAAGGTATTCAAGATAAGGTTGATTTCCTTGATAGTATTGGGTCTAATCAATTCAGAAAGTTTATTGATAAATCGTATCAAGAGCTTGCAGATTATACGAATGCCTATGATCAGAAGATGTTCATGGATCGTGAGGCAATTGCCGATTCTACTGTGTTCTTTGCCAAAAAACGATACATCATGAATGTCATTGACAATGAGGGTGTTCGATACGAAACCCCTAAAATTAAAATGATGGGTATCGAGGCTATTAAAAGTTCAACACCACCTATATGCCGGACGGCTCTGAAGGAATTTATTAAAATTATTTTAAATGGTACAGAGAAGGAGGCACAAGAATATTATTCCAATTTTAAACTCGAGTTTGAAAAGGCTGATTATATAGATATCGCATTTCCTAGAACCGCGAATAATATAGATAAATTTTATGATTCTACATCTATTTACAAGAAAGGAACTCCGATACACGTGCGTGGTTCAATATTATATAATGAATATATAAGAATACTTGGATTAGATTCTAAATATGAATATATAGAGAATGGGACTAAGATTAAATTTTGTTATCTTAAAATGCCTAATCCTATAAAATCTAACGTAATTTCGGTTCCTTCTGTTCTTCCGAGGGAGTTTGAGTTATCTGAATATATAGATTATGATCTTCAATTCGAGAAAACTTTTTTAATGCCTGTTGATAATATGTTAAAAATTATTAATTGGACGCCAGAAAAACGAAACACATTGGAGGATTTTTTTACATGAATTTTAAAAGAATGAAAGATTTAGAGATAAAAAAGAAATTACAAGAGAAAAGGGAGGCAATGGAAAGAGTCTTTTTTGAAAAATGGGGTACTAGAATAGGAGATATTGTTTCATTAAAATATGATGAGCTTTATCAGTTCAAGAGTTCTGAAAAGGCTAAAATAGTAGAAATAGTTTCTGCGGAACTTGTGAGACTGGTATTTAAATCGGGGGATTCCGGAACGTGGCATATGCAAAATCTTAAATTGGCAGGGTAATATTAAATGAGTTTACTTGAGAGAATGAAATCGACATCTAAAATAAAATTGGCATCAATTATGTCAGAGTCGAAAATATTGAATCAATCTGATCCAGTTTCCACAGCTGTCCCGATGATTAATGTTGCATTATCTGGAAAATTTGATGGGGGTATTACTTCTGGATTGACTGTGATTGCTGGTCCATCTAAAAATTATAAAACCTCATTCGGTCTTTTGATGATGAAAGCGTATCAGGATAAATTTCCTGATGCTGTGATACTGTTTTATGATTCGGAATTTGGATCACCACAGGCATATTGGGATTCGTTTGGTATTGATATGAATAGAGTTCTTCATATCCCCATTAAGAACGTTGAAGAATTAAAATTTGACCTTATAACACAGCTCGAAGAGATTACCTCGTCTGATAAAGTATTCGTTATGATTGATTCCATTGGTAATCTTGCATCTAAAAAGGAACTTGATGATGCTCGAGATTCCAAATCTGTTGTTGATATGAGCAGAGCAAAACAAATGAAGTCTCTATTTCGTATGGCCACTCCATATCTAACATTGAATGACATTCCACTGATTGCTGTTAATCATACCTATGAAACACAGGAAATGTTTTCGAAACAAGTGGTTTCTGGTGGTACTGGAATAACATATTCTGCTAATACAGTTTGGATTATAGGTCGTCGACAAGATAAGGTTGGTAAAGAAATTATAGGTTATGATTTTATTATTAATGTTGAGAAATCTAGATTCGTTAAAGAAAAATCTAAAATTCCAGTATCAGTATCATGGGAGGGAGGCATTCAAAAATATTCTGGTCTTCTAGAAGTCGCAGTTGAATCGGGGTTTGTAACTAAACCCAAGGTGGGTTGGTACACTCGACCAACAGTAACAGATGATAAAAATTTCAGAGAAAAGGATACCCTCAATGAAGAGTTTTGGAAACCAATCTTTGAAG